TAGATCAAGGTTATGATTTCAATACTAACGCATTGACTGTTGGTAGAAACTCTTCTAATATAGCTAATGCAGCATCTGATCTTGTTGTTAATACACAAGGTGCAGCTTTTGGATTAGTATATTCAGGCGATGCTACAACAGGATGGACTTACACGGAGAAATAATATGTCAAATTACGAAGCAACAAAATACGATTTTTCAGGAGCAAACCTTACAGGGATCGAAGGAATTCCTACAGCTACTATTGTGCCATGGTCTTCTGCTTCAGTGCCAACAGGTTTTTTAGAGTGTAATGGTCAAGCAGTTTCAAGAACAACTTACTCTGCATTATTTGCAATTGTAGCCACAACATATGGAGCTGGAGACGGTTCATCAACTTTTAATGTTCCTGATCTACAAGATAACGTTGCAATGGGTAAATCTGGAACTAAAGCTTTAGCTTCAACTGGTGGAGCAAATACTGTAGCCGTAACAGCTAGTGGTACTGTTGGTGGTTCAACAGCTAATGCTTCTTTATCTACTGCACAGCTTGCATCTCACTCACATAATGCATTTAGAGGTGGGTCTAATCCAGGTGCACCTTTTGGTGATTACTTTCCTAATAATTATTTTTCTAACTCATCAGGTACAGCCGTATCAAATACTGGTTCTGGTACAGGACACTCTCACAACATGAGTGCAACTTTTTCAGGAAACACAGCAAACCCATCTGTGTTGCAACCTTATTTAACAATTTTATATATTATTAAGACTTAGGAGAAATTATGGCAACAAACGCAAACTGGACAGTAATATTTGAAGATAAAACAATTATAAAAAATTATGCTGAAGGTGCTGAAGAAGGTATTGGATATAAAATTAATGACGATGCTTTTTGGGCAACTACAGATTTTCAAAATATCTGGGCTATTCAATCAGGCACTTCTAATTCTTCTGATGAAGTAGAACACAGGGACGAAACTCCTCATTGCTCTTTAGCTGATCAAGGAATCGCCATTCAACAATTTGTTGATAAATGGGATTCAGCTCATCTACTACATTTACAAAAAGTTTGGGATTTAGATTCTAGAGACGAATCTGAAAAAGGTGCAAGACCTACATCATATTCTTCATAGAATATTACTTTTTTAATTCAATAATATTTATATTACCTGCAATAGTAATATTATTACTATTAGGCTTAACCCAATGTTCTAAATAAGAAGGAAATACTATTATATCTCCTTGTTTTAAGTTAGGTTCATATTCTAGACCAAATATCTTACTTTTAAAACTTTCTAATAATTTTTTAACAGGTGAATTAAAAACTGTATAAGATTTATTTGTTTTGTAATATATAATAAATGAAAAATCACTAGCATGAACATGTGATGCTTGATAATCTTTTTTACTATATTTATTTAACCAAATATGTTCAATTTTAAATACAAAAGTTTTACAATACGGTTTTAATAAAAAGCTTAATATATTTGTTAATTCAATATTTAAATAATTCATAGATTTTTTATCAAATAAAGTTTGAGTCTCAATTGTTGTTTTTATCCCTGATTCAAAAGTTTTTTTAAAGTTTTTTCCAACTATATTAAAATCAGATAAATTTAATTTTTTAGTTGCTATAAGATTAGGAAATATGTTTTGTACATCTGTCATATTATCTTAACTTCATCCAAGAAGTTAATATATATTTCTCACCTGATAAAGGTGGATTACCTCTGTGAACATAAGGAAAAGCCGCAGGCCATATAACTATTCTACCTGTTTTAGGTTTTATTCTTTGTGAGAAATTTAAAAACTCTGTTTCTCCACCCTCTTCAACATCATTTAAATATATAGAAAAAACAAAAGCTCTAGGTTCATTATCAGGTCCTCTGTTATGTTCTATGTGCCAAACATGATACCCTTCTTTAGGTAATGTTTTTTGAATTTTTAAATCTGTATAATGAAAAGGACATCCATAGGCATCACCAGCTCCTGTATTTTTAATATAATGTCTCCAGGCTAGGTCAAAATTTATAATCATTGATTTTAAGTCTTGCCACCAAACATCTATATCTTCTGGCAATGCAAAATATTGTTTATCTTGTTTTTCAAGTATAGGTGAATTTTCAAAAGTTACTCTATCTATTGTCTTTTTAAATTTATTTTGAGTTTCAAATAATTTAATAGCTTTATTACATTCTTCTTTTGTAATATAGTTATCATACACCCCTATAAAATTATTAATCTTTACTGTTTTTTCTTTATTCATATTTTTATTCTCCTAAATATCCATGTAAAAAACAATTAATACAATATCTTGTTCCTTTAGACACAGGTTCCGTGCCATGAATCCAAATAGGTTCAGCTGGGAAAATCATTCCGTCCCCTGTTTTAAATTTTTCTTTAATTTGTCCACCAAAAAATCTAAACTCCCCTGATTCGTAATCCTCATTTAAATTTAAAGTACAAGATGCTCTTTCTGTAACTCCAACATCATTATGATCTTTTATACACTGTCCTTTTTCATATCTTAAAATTCTTATATTACTTGATGATGAAAGTAAATGATTACTAAAAACAGTGCATATTTTATTATTTTTAATGTGTAATACATAATTAGTAATCATTACATTAATATAACTTTTAGCTTGATTAATAGCATAAAGAATATCTTCGTTTGGATTTTTTATGTTAGATAAATTTAAACATGTATAGTTATCAATTTCTTTTTTTTGAGTTTCATATTTATAACTATCTTCAATATAATGAAATTCGGGATATTTTTCGAATATGTCTATAATTTTTTTACAAACAATTTTAGGAACTAAAGCATTGATTCTATACTTTAAATCTGATATTTTATGGTCATAAGGCATAATTTATGCTACTTTCATTCTTTATAAAACTAATATATAGTTCACTATATGCTACAAAAATTAAATTTCAAGCCTGGTTTTAATAAACAAGACACAGAATCTGGTGCCGAGGGGCAATGGACAGATGGTGATTTTGTTAGATTTAGATATGGATTACCTGAAAAAATAGGTGGTTGGAATCAACTTACATCTGCATCTAAAACATTACCTGGAGCAGCTAGAAAACAACATGCTTTTACTTCTTTTGCTGGTGAAAAATACACAGCTATTGGAACCTCACAAGGTTTATTTTTATATTATGGTAATGATTTTTTTGATATCACACCATTAGATACAGCTATTACAGGATGCACTATAACAACTGTTAATGGTTCAAATACTGTAACTATAAATAAAGGATCTCATGGTTTAGCCAAAGGAAGATATGTGACATTATCTGGTGTGACTGTTACAGCTGCTTCAGACTACACACCTGCAGAATTACAACAAGTTTATGAAATACAAACAACTCCAGATGTAGATAAGTTTACTATACTAGCTTCTAGAAATGAAGGAGGCTCAGGTATGACTGCAGCTGGTGCTGCAACTGTTAATCCTTATATTGAAGTAGGTCCTACTTTTCAAACTGCAGGTTATGGTTGGGGCACGGACTTATGGGGATCTAGTACATGGGGAACTGAAAGTGCAACTAGTGATGTGATTCTTGACCCAGGAAACTGGAGTATAGATAACTTTGGAGAAGTATTGGTTGCTACAATATTTAATGGTAAAACTTTTACCTGGAATGCTGGGGCATCAAATGCTAGAACAATAAGAGCATCACAATCAACAAGTAATTTTCAAACAACAAACAATCCAACAGCCACTAGAATATCTATCGTATCAGATAGAGACAGACATTTATTTCACTTTGGAACAGAAACAACTATAGGTGATCCTACAACACAAGACCCTATGTTTGTAAGATTTTCAAATCAAGAAGATTTAAATACATATGCACCTACTGCTACTAATACTGCAGGAACTTTTAGATTAGACAGCGGTAATGAAATTAGAGCAGCTATACAAGGTAAAGATTATATTTTTGTATCAACAGATGTTGCAGCTTATGTAATTCAATTTGTTGGTCCACCTTTTACTTTTTCTGTTAGACAAGTTGGTACCAACTGTGGTTGTATTGGTCAACACGCTATGTCTTATGCAAATGGTGCTGTGTGGTGGATGTCAGCTGAAGGTGGGTTTTTTGTCTATGATGGTACAGTTAAAACATTGCCATCACTTGTAGAAGATTTTGTATTTAGTACAGACGGAGATAACTTAGGAATTAATTTAGATTCAAGAGATGTTATCTACTCTTCACCTAATTCTTTATATACAGAAATAAATTGGTTTTATCCAAAAGATGGATCTGATCAAGTTGATAGATGCGTAACATATAACTATTCAGAAAATGTTTGGACTACTTCATCATTAGCTAGAACAACATATCAAGATCAAGGGGTATTTAATGCTCCATATGCAACAGAGTATACTAAAACAGCTACACCTGTATTTCCAGATATATTAGGTATTACAAATTTATATGGAGCTAGTATTTACTATGCTCATGAAGTAGGGACTGATCAAGTCAACAGCACAGGCACAACTTCTATTGATGCATTTATTAGATCTGGAGATTGGGATATTACCTCTAGACGAAGCGCCTTGGGTCAGGCAACAGGGGTTGCTGATTACAGAGGTGATGGAGAATTTTTTATGTCCGTTAAACGATTTATACCTGATTTTAAATATCAAACAGGTAATGCTCAAGTAACTTTATTTGTAAGTAGCTATCCAGATGATGTAGCTGTCAGCTCACCCCTTGGACCCTTTACAATAACATCTACGACTGATAAGGTAGATACAAGAGCTAGAGGCAGATTAGTTTCTGTACAGATAGCCAACACAGCAGTAGGTGAGTCATGGAGATATGGCACACTTAGATTAGATGCACAACCAGACGGAAGAAGATAATGGCAGAAAATTCGATTAGTTATGGAATGGGTTTATCAGATCAGATGATAAATCAAATGTTGCAAAGTGATGACGCTTCAATAGTCGCTCAAGCTCAGAATTATATAAATCAAAGTCAGACTCAACAAGAAGAAAAACCAAGTCTATTAAAACGAATAGGTAATTTTTTTATTTCCCCTGCAGCTAGTGCAGAAGTAGATATTAATTCAAATCAAAATACTCTGAGTGAAGATCAATTAAATTATTTATTACAGAGTAGTTACCTGCCTTCAGATACAGGTTTTCAAATAGGACAATTCGGACCAAATAAAAACTATCTAGGAAAAGGTATGCAAGGTTTGGAGTCTTTAGGAGTAGGACCTAATTTAAATTATTTAGGTGATGGACCAAGGACAGGATCTATAGGTGTTGGACCTAATCAAAACTATTTAGGAAAAGGACTTCAAATAGGTTCTATGGGTCAGCCTCGTTATGATAGTGGAACTCAAACTATTTTTCCTAGTAATATGTCACCTGCTTTAAGTGACCTTGGAGGTATAACACCTTCTTATGGTGTAGCTAATGAACAAGATGTAGAACAAGTAGATTCATTAACAGGTGAAAAAAAATCTACTGGTCTTATGGATTTAATAATGAGTATAGCTTTACCAGGATCTGGTTTTTTAAAAAACATAAAACAAGATCCTAGAGCAACAGGTATACGAAATTTTTATAGCCCAGAAGGATTAACAAGCAGTGGTTCAATAGCCTCAGGTATTATGAAAGGCTACAACCCTGTGTCTGGTGGTTTTTTAAATATGATCACAGGGGGTAAGTATGGTAAACCTACACAGTATGGTTTAGCAGGGGCTATGCAAAGAAGAATAGAAAATATATTAGGAAGAAAAGCACCACAAACAGATGCGAGTAGAGCAAAAATAGCAGAGTTAAGAAACTTACAACTGGCAGAAATGACAGATAGATATGATAGAGGAGAAAGTTTATCAGATATAGGTAGATCTACATTCACTGGTAAAGGCATGGCATTTGAAAAACAATCAGGTGGGGTTTCTGGTAAAGGTACAGCTAACGAAAGAAACTATGGTGGTAGGTAATGGCAAAGATTACTAATTACATACCTGAGCCAAAGGAAGAATATGATGTAGATAATCAAAGACAGATTATGGAGTCTTTAAATACAATGAAGCAACAACTTAATTTTTCTTTTCAACAAGATTTAAAAAACGAACAAGACGCTTTTAATTACTTTCTATCATGAGTATACAATATAAAAACGCATCTAAAATATTAGACGGAACAGCTATGACAACTGTTTTGACTATATCTACGTCTGCAGTTGCTATTGTAAAATCTGTGTATGTATCTAATAACAGCACAGGAGCTGTATTAGTTAATTGTGATT